TAAAGAAGATAATACTGTTTATTTTGATGAAGACGCTTTTATCAATGATACTTCTGTTACTAAAGAAATATTTTCTTCTATTGGTATAGATCCTCAAAAAATTGTTAATGGATTAAATGATTATATCAATAAAGAAGGTTTACCATCTCAACGTGAACAAATAACAGATTATGATGATACTCAATTACATAATTTATTAGCTTCATCTTATGGATACGGTTATTGGTATGTAAGACAAACCAAACCTGGTGAATTAAAAGTAGTAAATATTGAATCCCCTGAAGACGCATATGAAATTGTAGGAGATATTCAATCAGTAGAGATAAAATACCCAAGTATAAATTCTAAATCTACAGAGATAAAAATCAAAACATCATCTCAATTGATGGGAGATAATATTTATCAAATAGATATAAGAAATTCATCTGGTGGTATAATACCTGGTTTAAAAGTAAAAACATTAAAATGATAAAATTATTAGATATATTATTTGAAAATAATGGATGTTGCTCACGCCCTAAAGCGCCAATTTTGTTAGAAAACGCCGGTAAAACGCTAATATCAGATCATCTTCAATACCATATACAAAACAAACTTCCTCTTACAGAAAACACGTTTAGATACGGTTCAAAATCATTTATAAGTTTATGGAATGAAGCTAGAGAATTACATAAAAAAGGAATTATTTTATTAGAAGGAGATGATAAAGCTATAGTAGAAGAAACTGATTTAGGAAAATTTGCAAAACATAATGGAGTTATAGTTCCTTTAGATTTAATTTTAGAATATGAATCAGAAGAATTAATATTAGAAGCTGATAAAAAGAAAAATAAACCCCTGAATAAACCAAAACGAGGAGGATCCAAAAAATTTTATGTTTATGTAAGAGATCCAAAAACAAAAAATATTAAAAAAGTATCGTTTGGGGCCCCAGGAATGAGTGTAGGTTTTAAAGATCCTAAAAGACGAAAAGCATTTGCTGCCCGTCATAAATGTTCTCAAGCTAAAGATCGTACTTCTGCGCGATATTGGTCTTGTAATATTGGTAGGTATGCTAAATCATTAGGATTAGGAAATAATTTTTATGGATTTTGGTAATGATAAAAATCACCGACATATTAAAACAAATTCTTTTAGAAGAAAAAGCAAAACGCGATCGTTGTTTACGTATTGCTGATCGTAAATTTGATAAACCATCAGCTTACAAATCAGGTGCGGTAGTTAGATGTCGTAGAGGTGATATTTGGAAAGGAATAAAAGAGGAAGAAGAAATAAATGAAGATGAATCATTACATAAATGGTTTAATCGTCAAGGAGCACCAGGGAAAAATAAAGGTTGGGTTGATTGTAACACATGTAGAGATGGTAAATGTAAACCATGTGGAAGATCAAAAGGTGAAACAAGAGCAAAATATCCATCATGTAGACCAACACCAGCAGGATGTAAAAGAAAAGGCAAAGGTAAAACTTGGGGTAAAACAAAATAATAAATAATATGGATAATTTTGATTTTAAAAAATATTTAAGTGAAGGAAAATTGTTTGAAGCCGCTATGGCTTGTCCTCTTCCTACTCAAGATTTAGAAATTAATACTAAAAATAGAGACTCAGCTATTAAAGCTGATTATATTAAATATGGGCCTTTAAATGTTGATGAACCTGGAGATTATTGGGAAGAATTAGCAGAACATTGGGATACAACAGTTGAAGCGGCTAAACAATCATTATGTGCTAATTGTGCTGCTTTTGATGTTTCCCCTAGAATGGAAGACTGCATGCCTGGTGAATTATCAGATAAAGATGGTAAATTAGGATATTGTTGGATGCATAGTTTTAAATGCCATTCAGCTCGTACTTGCAGAACATGGGCTAAAGGTGGTCCTATAGTTAAAGATGTTATATCATATGATTGGCAAGAACGTAAAGAAGGATGAGACCATACATAGATATAGAAAATACAGACGAATATATTGTTAGAAAATTTGATGAAAATATTGATCCAATTGAATTGATGTGGCATCGTGATGATGAGCAAAGATTAGTTGAAATCATAGACCCAGGACAAGGATGGAAATTTCAATTTGAAAATGAATTACCTTGGGATTTGGAACCTCAAATGTCAATATGTATACTAAAACATGAATGGCATCGTATTATTAAAGGAAAAGAAAACTTACTTGTAAAAATACATAAACTTAAAGAAGAATAATAATATTTATTTTTGACTTATAGACAGATTCATAGCCTGTCGAATACCAGGGGTTAAAATTATGCAGCTGTGGCGCACCTAAAAAGTGCGTCACTTTTTTATATAAAAATTGGAAAATTAAATAAAATATATTATATTAATGTGTTAAATATATGGCGAAAAAAATTGTAATTGTAGGAGCGGGTGTAGCAGGAGTTAATGCTGCAACTAAATTAGTAGACAAAGGTTATCCAGGTAAAGATATTACTATTATTGATATGGGTAATGATCCTTATAATAGAAAACCTGAGGAAGTAATGACAGGTTTCTTAGGAGCTGGTGGATGGTCAGATGGTAAATTAACTTATCATACAGCAATTGGAGGACAATTATCTAAATATGTTGGTGAGAAAAAAGCAATGGAATTAATGGATGAGGTAATTAATAATTTTAAACGTTTCCATCCTAAACCAGATGAAGTACAATGTTCAAATCCAGTAGAAGAACCTGATTTTATTAAACCTTATTTTGGACTACGTTTATTTCCAGTATGGCATGTTGGTACTGATTATCTACATGAGATTGGTAAAAATTGGTATGATTATTTAGTATCTAAAGATATCCAATTTATTTGGAATGAGCGTGTATTTAAAGTTGATTTTGAATCTGATTTAGTTTATGTAACTGTAAAAGGCAAAGAAGGTCATTATGCTTTAGATTATGATAAGTTAATATTTGGTGTTGGTAAATCAGGTATTGATTTTGCTCAACACATTCAAGATGAATATCAGCTAGAAACTGAACCAAAATCTGTTCAGGTTGGTGTTCGATTTGAGGCCCCACAACACCATTTCCAAAAACTAATCGATATTTCTTATGATTTTAAATTATATCGTAAGTTTGAGGATAAAGGAGTATCATTACGTTCATTTTGTACTAATAATAATGCCGCTTATGTCGCTGTAGAAGAAACTTATGGTGATCATAGTTACAATGGTCATGCTAAAAAAGATCCAAAATATAGAAATGATATGACTAATTTTGGTATCTTAATGGAAATTAATGGTATTGAAAATCCATTTGAATGGTCACGTGGTTTAGTTTCTAAATTACAATCAAAGGGTACTGGTTTATATTATAGTCCATCTCGTAAACCATCAACAACATCTGAAGGTAATAATGTAAGTACTATTCAAATTAGTACTGAAGAATATTATGAAATGAAAAGAAATTTTGGAGAATATTTTAAATATATTGAAGATTTTATAGTAGATATGAAAAAAGTATTTCCAACACTTGGAGATGATTGGGGTATTTACATTCCTGAGGTAAAATATCTTAATGAAGAGGTTAAAACAAATTTTTCAGATTTATCATTAATTGAATATCCAGATGTCTATTTTGTAGGAGATGCTTTATCAGCGAGAGGTATTACAGTGTCAGGTGCTCAAGGTATTCTAGCTGTTGAAGATTTAGTTAAAGGATGTGAATGGGATAATATTCATGGAGATGTAACTTACTTCAGATAATTTGGAAAATTCAAATAAAATTTATTATAATATAAAAAAGTTATGCAAACAAAAACGATAAAATCAGAAGGTAGAATTATTAGTTATTTTGATAATTCAGATCGAAGAGTATTCCACAATTGGGAAGGACCTGCTATTAGATATTCAGATAAATCACAAAAAGATGAATATTATATATTTGGTCAAAAAATGACAAAAGATGAATGGAATGAAACAAAAAGAGATTTTAATGGTATTCCTCCATCAAAGAATCCAACATATGAACAATCAATGTTACATTAATATTAATAAATAAAAAATGGCTCGTATCGGATTTACTGGAACTGTATCATGTGGTAAAACCACTTTAGTTAAAGCATTAAAAGAAACATATCATTTTGCTCATTATGAAACAGCTGTTGAGAGGAGTAAATACCTAATGAATTTAGGTATTCCTCTTAACACAGATTCTACATTAAAAGGTCAATTCATATTTTTAGCTGAACGTTCTACAGAGTTAATGGTTGAAAATATAATTACAGATAGGACAATATGGGATGTATGTGCTTTTACAGCTTTAGCTAAATCAATTCCTGATGATCAAAAGTGGGATTTTGAAAGAGCAGCTATGAATTTAAAAGATGAGTATGATATTATATTTTATCTATCACCTGAAGGAGTAGAATTAGAAGATAATTCAATTAGAACTACAGATGCTACATATAGATCAGATATTGATTTTCAAATTAAAAAATTATTAGAAAGATTTCCACCTAAAAAATTAATTAATATGCCTCTTTATTTAACTACTGAAGAAAGAATAAAAGAAGTTGTGAAACATATTTATAATAGTGAAAAATAATGTTTTAATATTAGTATTTTTATTAATTTTTGTTTTTCTTTTATCAAAAAATAAAGGGATAACATCATGTTCTGAAAGAAAATCAGATACTACTACCATCCATGATACAACATGGAAAGTCAATATAAAAAAATATCCAGTGTATACTCCAGGTCCTGTTATTACTTTACCTAGAGATACACAATGGTTATTACAACCTATTGATACTATGTCTTTATTAAGAGACTATTATTCTAGACGTGTGTATTTTGATACTATATGGATAGATAGTTTTGGATTTGTATATTGGGGTGATACTGTAAATAAAAATAGAATAGTATCTCGTCAAAAAGGTACAAATTATAAAATACCTACAATAACAAAAACCATCATAATAAATAATTATTATAATCAAAGACGACAGTTAAATATAACAGGATTAGTAGATGTGTTAAATCCAACTTTATATGGTGGTTTATTATATGAAGATAGAAAAGATAGAATATATCATTTAAATATAGGTGTAGGTTTAAGAGGTTCTTCTTTAATAGGGGGAGTATCATTTCCTATTTTAAAAGAATCTTCAATTTTAAAAAAATAATTATGTCTGATAAATCTATAAAAGAAGCCATAATCCAAGAACTTACTCGTTGTAAACAAGATCCTATATATTTTTGTAAAAAATATTATATGATTCAACATCCTACTAAAGGTAGAGTTAAATTTAATTTATATCCATTTCAAGAAGCTTGTTTAAAAGTATTCTTAAAGAATCCATTTAATATAATTAATAAATCTAGACAATTAGGTATATCAACTTTATCTTCAGGTTATGCTTTATGGTTAATGTTGTTTCATACTGATAAAAACGTATTATGTATAGCTACAAAAACTGAAACAGCTAAAAATATGGTAACTAAAGTAAAATTTGGTTATGATAATTTACCTAGCTGGATGAAAATAAAAACAATTGAAAATAATAAATTATCAATTAGATTATCTAATGGTTCACAAATGAAAGCAGTATCAGCAGCTGGTGATAGTGCTCGTTCAGAAGCTGTATCATTACTTCTAATAGATGAGGCAGCATTTATTGATAACATTGAAGAGGTATTTATTTCAGCTCAACAAACATTAGCTACTGGTGGAGGTTGTATTGCAATGTCTACTCCTTATGGTACAGGTAACTGGTTTCATAGAACATGGATAAAAGCAGAAGCTAAAGAAAATAATTTTATACCAATTAGATTACCATGGACTGTTCATCCTGAACGAGATCAAAGTTGGAGAGATAAACAAGACGTAGAATTAGGACCTAGAGCAGCTGCTCAAGAATGTGATTGTTCATTTACTACATCTGGTGATACAGCTATAGATCCTATATTTTTAAATTGGTATGACACACAAACTATAGATCCTATAGAAAGAAGAGGTTTTGACAATAATTTATGGATATGGGAAAGACCAGACTATTCAAGACAATATGCTGTTTTCGCAGACTGTGCCAGAGGAGATAGTAAAGATTATTCAGCTTTTCATGTATTTGATATAGAAAATAATGTTCAAGTAGCTGAATATAAAGGACAAATAGGTACAAGAGATTATGGTCATTTTTTAGTAGGTATAGCCACTGAATATAATAATGCTTTATTAGTTATAGAAAATGCTAATATAGGTTGGGATGTTATTCAAACTGTTGTAGAAAGACAATATGCTAATTTATATTATTCACCAAGACAAGAAGCAGCTATGGTAAATGTTGAAATGTATTTAGATAAATTTGAATCAGGTCAAGGTATGTTACCTGGTTTTACTATGTCTCAACGAACTAGACCGTTATGTATATCTAAAATGGTATCATATATTAATGAAAAATCAGTAACTATTAATTCTAAAAGAACAATGGAAGAATTAAGAGTATTTGTTTGGAAAAATGGTAAAGCTCAAGCTCAAAATGGTTATAATGATGATTTAGTTATGAGTTTAGCTATAGGAATGTTTTTAAGAGATACATCTTTACGTTATAAACAAACTGGTGATCAATTAACAATTAAAGCTTTAGAAG